TCTTTTTTGTTTTTACCGCCACCGCTGTAAAAGTCAAAGATCGTATTGATGTTTGATAATACAATTTCAGTTTTAGTTTGAGGAGCAACCTCTGGATCAGTATACATGTCAATTGCGTAAAAGTAATTTTGTAATCCTTCTTCTTCATCGATGAGGTAAGAAGTAACTCCTCCAATAACCAGGGGAATGGCTACAACTGCAAATGCTTGATTGATCGGGTTGAGTAATCTTCTCTTCACTACTGTTTGCCATGCTTTTTGTGAAGCAATAATTGTCGCAACTTGTAATCCTAAAGAAACAAGCTCTTTTCCAATTGCTTTAGGACTAGCCTCATCTCCCTTTGCAACGATTCGTAATAATGTATTACTTGACACACCTACCATTGCCAACTGTGAAGCCGGTGTTAGAAACAAGGTATCACCCTTGAGTTGCTAATTCGTATGATCGCTTTAATCGCATCATGTATGGAAGGTCATCTTCCTTTACAATTTCAGCACCTAGTACAAACCTAGTTGCTGGAACTACCCAAGTTGAAGTACTCAGATCAGTTGCAGTTGGAATCAATACGCGGTAAACCCAAAGTTTCTGAACTGCTGTAGGTTCTGCTGATCCAAGAGAACCACCAGTTGCAGGTAGTAACAAGTTAGTAATTGAAAAATCTGTTTGAGGAGTTAGCAATCTAAAGTTACACATTAGAAGTTGTGACCAATCTTGTGTAGAACCAGGAGAACTAGGATAATCATATCCAGCAGTATAGATAGTGTAGAGTTCTGCCATAGACAATCTTTCTTGGCTAACAATATCAAAGATTGGTAGTTGTGTTATTGGATCTTGAGAAGTAGTAGTATAAGGCAAACCATCTTGAAGACTAATTGCAGTAGGTACTAGAGTTAGATCGTCAAGTTCGTAAGCAGACAAATCAAAGTAATTCTCGTAGTAAACAACTTGGTTAGTTAGAGTTTTCCAACCATTAGTAGCAGCCCATATATTACCATCAGTAAATGTAGCGAATGTAGATGGTACTGGTAAGTTCATCAATCTAGATCCAGTTAATGCTCTAGTAGTATCTTTTTCTTTAGCCATTAGCGCATCGCCTTCCTAGTTGCTGCGTGAGCCTTCTTAGACAAAGCACCAAATTTCATTCTTGGGTGTTTTGCTTTGAGTCGCTTGTACTCGATTCCGTATCTTCTACTGTAAGCACTAACTTTACGAGTTTTCTTCGCTTTAGGTTTCGGCGCAGCCATTCCCCGATCAGTAGTAATGTCCCTGACATCACTCCTATGTGCGGCAGCATATCCGGCAGCATATCCTCGTTCCCAATCAGCGTTCATTAGAAACCACCTCAGTTATCTGAGGCTGTGCTCTGAATTGCAATTGCCATCCAATCTTTTGTCCCTAGTTTAACGATTCTGCACTTAATTCTAGCAGTGACGAATACCGATGCTGTTGCATTAGTTGAAGACAAATCTGGTCCAGCCACTAGATACATTGTATCATTTACAACCATGAAAGCCTCGCTTAGTGCTGAAGGGCCAAAGTTGTCAGGGTATAGATCGGAAACATGAGTCACTACATTGTTAGTTTGGTCAATGTTTAGTGAACCGCTTGCAATCAATGACTGGTCATCTGCACGAACAAATGCAGTTCCTGGATTTAAATCGCTTAATTGAACACCGATTGCACCATCACTTTGAATCATGGATTTACCATCGCTGCCGTAATCTGCACCAACTTGGAAAACAAAGTCTACAGATTCAACTGCGACTGCTTGTCCTGTAGCTACATTAACATAAGCACCTAAATCTATTGATCCTTGTACTCTAGTTCCTGAAGCCGTTGCTGCTGGTAATGTTATAGTCTCGGTTAGGTAAAAACTACCTGTTTTTGCTGTTGCCATGGCTTTTCCAAGTAAAGCAGGTGTATAAACTACACTGTTTTCTTGGCCCGATCTACAAACTCGGATTGAATCTTCGCGGCGGAGCCGCCCCGAAGGCTCACTGAGGGAGTGTCCACCTCCAAGTTCCTTATCACCACCACCCCCATGGCATAGCAACCATACTACTAACTTTCGTGGGATAGCCCATGGGCTTTCTTGCGATATATATATACGAAATGCCAATTTCCTAGTAAATATGAGACAGAAACTCATCACTCTAGACCCAACATCATGGGACTTAGCAGCCAGGAAGTCGAATTTCTCGCAGTGGGTACGCGATAAGTTACGATCAGAAGACAATCGAAGGCAAGAACATAAGCAAAGAAACACTTGTGCTATTGCTGAATGCAGGTCTAAGACATATCGAAACACAAAGTATTGCATCTATCATGATGATTTACTTGGAGGTGAAGAACAATGAACTATTTTGAACATAGACAAAAAGCAGCAGACGAATACGAGAACCACATTATTCAATGTGCTAAGAAAAATGACATACCATGTGATGCAGATGAAATAGCAATGGCATTATCTGACTGGTATGAATGTGAACAAATCAAGATGCTAGGCACTGGTGATGTTAAAATTAAGTGGGAAGCAAGTTGTTGGTGGGCAGATTGTGGTTGCTTTATGGGAACTTATTATTGCATACTAGCTCCACTCGACGAATGTGTTTGGTTCGAACCTTACGATCTCTCAGTTAAGCGAACGGTGAGTCAATGATTATCTCACCATGGTATAATTGTATGCCTAAAGCATGTGTCTGTCGCATATGCGACGAAGTTAGTTGGATTTATGTTAGTCCACCTTATTCTTTTCAAAGAACTTGGTTTACTTGTATGGATTGTATTTACAAAAGAAGTATGGGACTTTAATTTTCAAATTGGAAGAATCCTTCTTTTTTGTTTTTACCGCCACCGCTGTAAAAGTCAAAGATCGTATTGATGTTTGATAATACAATTTCAGTTTTAGTTTGAGGAGCAACCTCTGGATCAGTATACATGTCAATTGCGTAAAAG